AAACGGCTAGCTGAATTCCCTCAAATACTGCATCATAGTCTCCGTTCATAGAGTATGCATTCACATAGCCTAATGTAGAGATAGCTGAGATGTAAAGTCTGTAAGATTTTGGAGACATATAAATGTATAAATCATCTTTTGTGTAAACTGTTGTTGGTATTGCAGCTGTACACGCTTGTAAGTTTGCTATAATGTTAGCTGCGTCATAAGCAGTTCCAGCACCACCTGCGTTTGCTACATCAACTACTGTTGCATCTGTTACTAAGTGTCCAACACCACCGCCTACAAATCCTGTAAACTCTCCTGCTGTTGCATCATTTCCAGTCCATATAGAAACTTCTGTTCCGTTAGCAATTATCTCACCTAAGTAAGAAATTACATAGTCATCAAAAGATGCTGGAGGTGGAGCACCTGCTCCTGCTCTCATTTGTGCCGCTTCCCATGAATCTAAAAGCGTGCTCTTACATAAATCTGTATTAACTTGTAGATTTTTTACCGTTAAAACCGCTTCCGTCATTGTTAATGTACCTGCTTCGTTAAAGTCGCATGTAGCATCTTTTATCATATTGGCACCCGCCATTTTCTGTATGTTACTTTTATATTTGATATTTTCTATCATAGTCAAGAACTCCATTGAGTTTGCTTGACGGAGTGCCGCTGAAATATAAAATCCAGCCGCCTTACCTGCATAATTACTTGTTGTTGCTAAAGCCATAATTTTGTTTTTTTATTTGTTAATTATTAATTGTATAAGTTATATAAAAATTGTTCTTTTTTAGTTAGTTTAGATACTTCTTTTTTAGATAAAGAAACTTTTTTGTCAGAACTAAATTTATTTGTATTAATTGGTGAATCAGCTGGAGTTGCTGCTAATTCAGTTTTAAGTTTTTCATTCTCAGCTTTTAAATTCTCTAGTTCTTCTTCTGCTGAAAATTCTACTACCTCAGTAGTTTTAGTTTTTACAGTTTTAGGACTGTCAGATGCTTCTTCAGTAGTTTCTTCAGTAGTTTCTTCTGTCATTTCTACTTCTTCTGAATCACCTTCACCTAATCTTTCTTTGATGTCTGCAATAGCATCCATTAAATTGTCTACCTTATCTTTCATTTCTTCATAAGATTTAGCCCAATCAGCTTTTTCAGCGTCTGTTTCAGGGAATGCAAATTCAACAGCTTCCATTTCGCTGTATTCTTCTTTTTCTTTTCTTGCATCAACATCTTCTTCAGTATCTTCTTCTTCAGTTTCAGATTCGATAACTTCGCCAACAACGCCTTCCTCTTCTACTCTGAAGCTAACGCCTGTATCAGTTTTATAAGTGCCAATAGGTAATGGTATTGTCGTGCCATCTTCTGTCAAAACAGAAATATCCACACCTGATTCTAATTCTTCAGCAGTAGAAACGAAAATTGTACCATCTTCACTTTTTGCCTGCCAAGCTAATTTCACTTCTTCATCTTTGTTAAGACCAAGAGCTACTAATATTTGTTGTTTAATGTCCATAGGTTCTTTTTTAATATAATAGAATAGTTATTTATTTATTTGATTTTTAGATATTATAGTGCTTTTAAACTCCTTTTATACCTACCCTCTATTTTTTCGGCACTCTCTATAAAGTTTTTCAAAACATCAAATTTTGCAATATCTTTTGTTTTAATGCCTAATTCTTTTGCCTGTTGCTCTACCTTACTGATAATAGAAGATGATTTAGTTATTAGTTTTTTAGCATTACTTACAACAGGTTTATAATCACTAATTGCCTTTGCAATTCTAATAACTACATCACTTTCTTCTTTTGCTACATCTTTAAAACTATTAACTAATTTTTCAATATCATCAACTAAACCTAATTCAACCTTTTCTGCTTTTAGTTCAGTTTTAGATTCTTGTATTATCTCATTAAGTGCTGATAGTATTTGTTCTGTTGTTGGTTTTTGTCTTTGCATAGCTTCAAATTTATTAGTAAAGTAGCCCTCTATTGAAAGCCCTTTAAGTTCTCCATCTTTTATCTTATTCCAAAGGTCGTCATTAGTTATCTTCATTTTAACGAACCACGTGCCATTTGGCAGGTCATAGCCGTATAATTTAGACTTATCACTATCACCCTCTTTTATCCATGATTCTACTGTTAGAACGCCTGATACTCTGTCTTTATGTTCGTAAGTAGCTTTATGATGATTGTTATGTTTTAAATATAACTCACTAGCTTTTCTAACTGTTTCAGGACTAAAGTAAACATAGTATTCTGAATCTGTATTTGGATCATATCTAAATATCTGCTTGTTAGGAATTAAAGCTGGACTAACTAGCATACGCTTTTCTTCATCTACCTTAGCAAATGTCAAGTTGTTTTTCTCTTTACCAAAGAATACAAAGTCTTGCTCTATTGCAGGTGAGTTTACTAAGCTAATAGCATCAATAGCTAGTTCTTGACTATCATCTGCTATTACTAATTCTACTATTTTAGTTTCTTTCATATTATTTTAATCCTTGTTGTTCAAATCTTTTTATTAAAGTTTTTGTTCTTTTAATTTGATTTTCAGTATCAGTAATTAACCCTTTTATTTCTTTAACTTGAGGTACACTATTAACTGAAACGCCTAATTCTTTTGCAGCTTTTTCAAAATTATTTAATTTTTCTTGAGCTACTTCTTGCATTTTTGGTTTTAATTTAATTAATTTAGAATATACATCTAAAGAAAAATTTCTATATTTTACTAATTCTTTTATATATTCATCTCCTTCATCTATTCTTGCATCAACATATTTTAAAGCACTTTTCATACCTTTAATTTGTTTTTCTAATTCTTTTATAGAAGATAACTCTATTTTTTCAACTTTACTCAAGTTAAATTCTTTTAATTCTTTTTCGTATTCTTCATACGACTTCTTTCCTAGTGGTGTTGGTCTCATTTTACTATATTTTTTTGGATTAGACTTTTCACATTCTTCTTTAGTGGCGTATTTACATTCTCCTGTATTACCCCATTTATATTTTCCGTTTTCACATTTTTTGCAAGGCATATTATATAATAGATTAAATTAATATTTATTTGATTTTTAAATTGTAGCTCTTCTTCTAATTGCTGCCAGCTTATCTTGGTTGTTCGTAACATCATCAGAAACAACATACGCTTGGATAGGCTCAGGAGCTACTCCACCTGATAGATCAAAAGAACCTCCCAACATTTGTGGTGCTGGTGTTTGTGGGTCTGCTGGTACTGCTCCACCTCCACCTCCTCCAGGTACAGGTGTTTTCATTATTTGCTGAACATTTGCCAAACCTGTTGCAATAGCTGCTGCTGCTGCTGCAAATCTTGCTGGTCCCACTAATGTAGGGTCTTTTAAAACTGCATTAGCTGCTGCATAAGTGTCTATGATAGCTTGTGCTAGTGCTAATTCTTTATTTTCTCCTGCTAATGTTCCTAAAGCTCCTGTAAGGGATGAATAAGCAGTCAACTGCTGATTAACTCCTTCTGCTACAATTTGTTCTTTTTGTTTTTCATATTGTTTAGTTATAGCCGTTATGTCAATGTTTGCTTTTCTAGCCATATCTACTTTTAACTTATAAGCAGCTTCTAACTCTTCTAATTCTCTTTCCGTTCCTGATAGTCCTTCAGCTCTTAATTCATTTTGTGCTTCTAATAATTCTTTATTTAAAGCTACCTCATTAGTCTTTTGCTCTGATAGTTGACCAGTAATTGTTTCTTCAAGCTCTAGTTGTCTTATTTGAATTTCTTTTAAAGCAATATTATCTTCATCTCTTTTGGAGATATTAAACTTTAATTGAGCCGCCGCTTCAAGCTTTTTCAATTCTTTTCTTTGTAATTCTTGTTGCTCTTCTAATACTTTATTCAAATCTTTGTTAGCTTTTATTCTGTCTGCAAATGTTTTAGTTTCATCATCTCTTATTTGCCTAAGCACTTCAGCTTCTTTTAATTTTTCTGCATTAAGTTTAGCAAATTCTACCTGTGAGAACGCTGCTGCTTTTCCTGAATCTGTAACTGCTTTTGCTTCATCTACTGTTGCTTTTGTATAATTTACTGTTGCCACAACAGCCTTTAAATAACTGTTTTCAACATTTGTAATTACATCAACTGCTTTTAATTGAGCCTTAGTTGCTGTTTCCATAGCTTTTACAAATTCACCATCAAACAAGTGATTAACAGCTTCTCCTATCAACCCAAAGACTTCTAATAAAGTATTAAATCTGTCAATAAGTCCTTGCTGTATAGTGTCCCCTAAATCCTTAATTTTTTGCTGTGGATTCTCAAATAATTCTTTAAACCAATCCATTGCTTGTCCTACTGTATCTCCGATTACATCAAATAGATCATTAAATACTATATCTAGTGCAGTCATGGTGGTATTAAAAGCATCTATTACTTTTTGGTTTTTAGAAAACACCTCCATTAATTTTGCAACTAAAGCCACAATTAATCCAATACCTAAAGATTTTAATGCAGTTCCAATTCCTTTAATTGTTGACCCTAAAGTTCTAAAACCCATCCCAGCTTGATCTGTTGCTTTATCTAAGTTCTTAACATCTTTAGTGACGCTTTTTATATTCGTTTTTACTTCTGCTTCTAATATTGTTTTATCTGCCATTTTCTTTTTTTTTAAACTATCATTTCATAAAGGTGAAGAGTAGCCGACCAACTAATAGCCATATCTGCATGACCTAAAACTGCTATATGCATATCATTAGTTCCTGTAAATGCTACTTCTGCTGACCAACCTGTAACTGTTCCGAATTTACCTACTGTTGTAGTTGTTTGATCTACTGATGTTAAATGAGCTATCCCTGATACTTTAATAAATGCTCTATCATTAACTGCACCACCACCATGTGATCCTGCTGTTCTTACTCCTATAACATACGCTTCAAATCCTTGAAAAGAACTAGTAGATGCTCTTGCTATTATTGTATTTGTGCTGCTATCATTAACTTTTAAATTTGTTCTAGTACCATCAGTAGTTGTTCCTGATAATGATATTATAGAACTCTGACCTTTGCCTATTCCTGCACCATTAAACGCTCCTCCTCCAAATACTGTTTCTCCATCTCTTTGTGCTAATCCATAATTTCCAAATATTGCTGCATTGTCTACTCCATTAGCTATTTCATTAGTATCACCTACTATTATACTATTATTACTAAGACCTTTAGATGTGTTGTTTTCTCCAACTATAAATGTATTCCTGGAGCCTTTTTCTGTGTTATTTCTATTTCCTTTTATTAAGTTAGATTCATTTCTTATAGCTTCTCCTGTTGTTGTAGAATAATGGAACGCTTCACATGTTCTAGTTATTTCATTATATGTATATCCATATGCTTCACAATCTCTTTGGTTTGGAAAAACATCAGTAGTTCCATCTGTGAAAATAACCTGTCCACTTCTTAATGTTTTCTTAGGTTTTACTGTATATCCTCTTCTAAATTGCATTAGTTTATTAGTATAAATTCAACGGTTGATAAATTATCAGGCTTATAGTCAATTCTATTAACTCTATATGCTCTGTTTTTAATCATTACATAATCTGCAAAGTTAAATGTAGCTATATCTCCAGGTTGCAGATAAACTTTTAATGTCATAACTTTAGTATCAGGATCATATAGCTGATTGTAATAAGGAAGCCAATATATATTAAACAAATTATCAGGAGGTGATTCGCCTATTGGTGGTATTAATTGACATTCTCCAAAATTAAAATCTACTGTATCACCTCCTGCTGGCGGTGTGCTTATTACAGTTGGTATATCTGTTAAATGTGAGAATGTAAAAAAATCATCTGTGTTTTCACTTGACAAACCATTTTGTCCTGGTATAAAATATGTTGTAGACATAGCAACAGGACTAACCTCCATTTGATATAATATTCTTGGAGCATTATCAAAAGATGATGTAGCACCATCATCATTAGCTGAATAAATAGTTGGAACAACTAACTCAGTAAATTGTGTCCATAATGGTTTTGATACAGTAGCTGCAAATGGGCTTGCTACAATTTCATCTTCACCTTCTAATAGTGTTAATCCTTCTGCACTAAATACTCTACTACCATACAAATGTCCTCTTGTCGCTTTTTTATAAACATTGAAAATATAATCCCCATCATCTTCTTCATATTTAAAAATAGTTTTCTTTTTTAAATCATTTAAAGGTTTTAGATTAATATCTTTCTCATCTATCTTGTTAGTCCAATTATGCTTAATGTTTCTATCTTCTAATGATAACCCTTTGTCAGTTTTTATAAATATATCTTTATATGGTTCTATTATAATATTAGCAGGATCTGTTTCATCTTTTAATGTTACCAAATTGAACATAGTAAGTAATCCACTTATAAAATCCCATTGATTTAAGCTCCCTCTAAGAGTATTCAATACACTTCCAGTAGCAGTTGGAGTAGTGATTGTAAACACAACTGTTCCTGCTGTATAATATAAAGGAACTCCACCTGCTGTTTGCAATGCTACTGGTCTTAATCTATCTCCAGTATTTAAAGTAATATCAAAACTTCCTGATATATGTGTAGGAAAATTGTTAACCATAAAATTTCCTGAAGTTGCCATAGAAGGAACTACATCTATATAATATGTTGTAGTAATAGATGCATCATAATATTCCCATCTAAAAGCTGCATTTTGATTTACACCTCCAGGAAAAAATGTAAAATCATATTCTATATTGTATAATACATTGTCTGCTGTTTCTACAATATAATTAGCATAAGTTCCAGTAGTGTTATATGTGGCAGGAGCTTGTGACTGTTGTACACCATTAGCTGTTCCGAAAGGATATAATGGCAATGTTTGATAACTTCCACTTAGTGGAAAAGAAGTATCAGACATAGTTCCTGTACTAGTATTAAAAACTACTTCATCCATTAAGGCAGGCATTCTATCACCTCCCCAATTAAAATCCATAAATAATCTATCAAAATCAGTTCCTTCAAAAATTGATGAGCTATAAGTATATCCTGCTTCGCTAAATATTCGGTCTATTAAATATTTTATTTTTATAAATGGTCTAAATGCTTGTTCTAACCTTGTTAATTCAGGAGTTCCTATTGTAGCACTTGAACCTGTTGATCCATTTGCATACAGTATCTGACCAGTCCAATCTACAAAAGGATATTTTAAAACATTAGTATTATTAACTCCTATACTAGCATCATAAGCATAACTGTCAGTAGACAATGCTTGTGTTAATGGCAATCCTGTTGAGTTATACCAACTGTTTCTAATAGATGTTTTATTGTAAGTGTGTTCTAACTCGCTTAAATCAATATGATCAAATGTTCTATTTTTTAAAGTATCAGCAAGAGCTATCGTTGTAGAGAACAAGTTTACATTGTAGCTAATTTCTCCATCCCTGTTTTGAATATCTATTAGCTTAAGCATTCCATCAAATATGATGATTCCATTTTGTTTTAGAACAGCTCTAGTTTTTAAATAAGGATTAAACCCAAAAGGATTGGCTACTGTTCTTGTTACTTCAAATAAATTACCAAATATTTGATTGTTTCTTTTAGTTGCTGGTAAATTAAAATCTTTAGAGTAAGACTGTATCTTTTCAGCTACATTTTTAAAATCATCAACACTTAATGTCAATGGTATCTCTTCATCTTCATATAAATCAACAAGCACTTGTCCTTCCCATTGAGTAGCTGCTTGTGCAGTATTAGTAACACTCATTTCTGATATAACTAAATTTCCTGCTGAATTACCTCCATAGCTTATCATTAGTATATCATCTTCAGCAGTTGCGGTAAATGTATATTCCCACTCAGTTAGAGAAACAGTATTAGTTTGATTATAATCATATACCGTTATTCCTGAATCTATATGTATAATGAATACTTCATTAGGTTGTCCTGCTGCAAAATTTATTTTTGCTGTATATTGCTGACCTACTACAAGTCCTGATAGTCTTTGATACACACCACATCTTGTTCCAAATCCAGTTGCTACTGCTGCCGAATTTAAAGTAAGATCACCTCCTGATTCTGTTGCTACTGTTGGAGTACCGTATGCTGTTAATCTAAACTTATACCAAATATTTGGTGTTACAGGTGGTTGTGCTAAAACTACATTTAAAGTAGTTGCATAGCCAGTAGATGTACTATCTAAATTAGATGCACCATTAACTCCAAAAAAGTTAGTGCCATCTACTAAGATTTGGTTATCTAAATAAGTTTGTGGGAATACAGCTAATTGTATGCTCATTATACGGTTTGTGTTTTTCTTGTATGATTCTTTTCTACTTCAAATGTGTACTGTATCAGTTTATCATTAGCTACTGTCTTTTTAACAAAGCTAGATGTTGTAAGCAAAACTGGTTCAACATATTTATTTGTTATTGTATTAGTTGGAACTGACTCTGTACTATCATATCCGTTTAACATATACACTTCAGGACTATTAATTAATTCTTCAAACCATTCTGAATTTTCTTCAGCTATATAGTCTGTGTTCATTTGTATGCTTTCTGTTGTGTTTACTCTAAAATTCTTTCTACCACCCATAAATCCAAAAAGTCCTAATGTACTAGAGTTCCATGTTCCTCTTGTTTGCGTATAAGTGCTTTTATTAGTGTTCAATGATCTTGTAGATTTTTTATTAAATGTATAATAATCCCAAGTTCCCCATTGATTTAACCAACAAAGTCTTATACTCTCATATCCTTTTAAATCAGGACAATTAATATTAACAGTATATATTTCTGTTGTTGGACTACCATAAGATGATCCTGGAGGATACTGAGCAGCATCATACCCTGCAAATGTGTAATAAGAAACATTGTTGGCATCTAATGCTGCTCTAAATGTAGCATTAATATTACTTATGTTTCCAGGATAAACACCCATATATAGAAGATGTGAGTATATATCATCTAAATTAGTTGAGCCACCGTTTGAAAAAAACTGACCATAATTAAGATTCCCTGTAAAAGAACCTGATGCATCAAAGTATTTTATTTGAATAAAAGTTAATTTATTAGGGTCTGCTGTTGATGTGTCAGGTAAGAAATTCAAGAATGAAACTGTACCATAATCATTTTTCCCTGCTGTTAAAGTAGTAGGCATATTAGTTAAAAACTTATTCCCTGTTCCGTGAGCAGAATAAAATTTAGCAGCATCTAAATCAAAACCATAATCATTACTGTCTAATGTTAAGTAATTATCTCTCTGTAAAACCCCATTAAAAATGGTGTACTGTACAGAGTTGGTTGTTTGGTTGTTTAATGTTGTCACTGCTCCTGTTGCTGTTGCAGAACCCTCTACTGAAAATTGAACTGCAAAATATCTTACAGAACTTCTGCTTCTAGAATATCTATCAATAATATGTATAGGATGTCTTACTGCTGAATAGCCCTGATCTTTATATGTACTACCACTCCCTGAAAAAGTACCTAATTGATCTGCACTTACATAATTCTCTAATAGCGGTCCCAAATCAAAAATACCTCTTCCTTGATTATTTGGGGTTGTTTTAAATGTAGCAACTACATTATCAGCAACACTAAGATTTATTGCGTTTATACTTACATGAACTTCTGCTACAAATTTAACATTATAGTAGTTTTGAACTATGTAATCATTTTTTAATGCAAATAGTATTTGCTGACCTACTGGCATTATGCCATTATTTTCATCGCCGTATAAGGGTTTTTGTTCTATTGTTGTTGCCATTATTTAACTATTATTTTTTGTGTTTTTATTCCATCAATTAAATCTTCTTTAACACCTCCCAAGAGTTCATCTCCAAATTCTCTTAGTCCTAACATTAAAGGTTTCTGAAAGAAACTTATTCCTTGTATTCCTTTTTTACCTATGCTTCTAGCTATCAAAAATGATATGCTTTTTCTTGACATAAATCTTCCCTTTTCATCTCTAGGGGCTATGCCTTTTTTTACTATCCATTTGTCTAATGCTCTACTAGGTGGTTGTGAATGTCCTTTAGATTTTTGATATTTAAAAGGAGTTGGAATAACTTTGCTTTTATAATTCTTAAAAGTTCTTAAAACCTCTGTTCCTGAAACCCCCTTATCTACATACTTACCATAATCTGCCATGTAGAACTCTACCGAGAAACCTCCTTGACTTGGAACTACTTTAAAATATATTGAATTTTCTAAAGCACTACCTCCTCCCTTTTTTCTTTGGAGACCTCCCTTAGCTCTGTTGACTACTTGTTTACCAAAGCTATTTAAGTATCTTTCTACATTCTTTACTTTCATTACACAAGTGCAGCAAATACCTCTACTTGAACATCTGTTGTAGCTTTTGGTTTAACTTGTACAGTTACTACATCTTCTAAAGTACCAAATGCAGGACTAGTATCTGTTTCCCCTATTGCTGCCTCTTCAGCTTGAAATAGAATATGAGAACCTAAAGCTCTAACTGTAACCTGATAATTTGTGTTAGTAGTTACAATAGCTAACTCTATATCTTCATCAAGACTTAAATTTGTTATTCTAAAATACTTACAGTTTTCTACATCCAAAGCCCCTGCCGCTCCATGTGGAGTTGAATTGAATACTGCTACTGTTGTAGTATTAGAATGGGCACAAGTTAATATTCTCTCGAACACATCTACTATCCCTGTTGTTGTAATTGAATTACTAGAGCCTCTGATTGCTCCATTTAATGTCACATTTTCTGTGATTGTTGTTACTAAATCTGCCATATTTATTTATTTATTATCTATTTGTTTTAATTTTCTTATTGCCCACTCTATACCTGAAGTACCACCCCATGCATCCCACATAAGACCACCACAACCTTCTGAGTATGGTACATCTTTATTTTGTTGATGTCTTTTAAATGATGCCATTCTAGCTATTGTATCTCTGCTAATAGGTTTACGGTTTGCAAGCTGTGAGCTTCTTACCCATCCTACATTAGTTCCACAATCGCTTCCGTTTTCTTCTTTCCACTTTCTAGCCCTTTTAGCATTATTAGTAGCTGACTGTGGATAATCCGTGTAGCTTTCTAGTTCAATACTAATTGCTTCTAGCTTTTCTAATAATTCTTCATAGTTCATATAAGGCTATTTGTTTTTTATTAGTGTTAAAATTGTGTTTAGTTTTTCTTTTAATTCCTCCATATTTTTTGCATTAGTTTCATGATGTTTTGAAAATGTATCTTTCACTTCTCTAATGCTAAAGAAGAAAAATTTATACAAAGCGTAACATGCTCCCATCAAAAGCACTACACTCAATCCATAGTTTTCAATAAGCCTTAAAGTTTCTTCCATTATAATCTTACTCTAATAGTTGGTGGTATTATTTGTATTTCTATTTTGCCTATTTTTATTATATTTAATTTCTTTAATTTTTTCCACATTAGTAACCTGCTCCAGTATTATCCATTGGAACTTCACAAGCATCAAAGTCATACATAACCTTTATTCCTATCTGAAATGTCCACCCACATAGTAGGTTGTCAAATCTTTCTGTGAATGGCTCTATTGTAAACTGATCTTCTGTAAAATATAAACCATGATTAATATCATTCACTCCTGATAACGATTGTCTTAAACTGTGTCTTATTGAGCCAATAAAATCAGTACATATCTCTAATGTTTGATTGAATACTTCTTGCTCATTGTTTTTCATGTTAACTAACTTAGTTAAATCAGCATGTTGTTTTGTTTGCCAATCATTCTTTTCAGATACTAAATCACAAACAAATAATTGATAGTTGTATATTAGTTCACTATCTCCTGTTTCTACATTAACTGGATTGATGTGTAATAGAGGCATCTTCTCTAACTTTTCGAGATTAATATCGTATATATCTCCAACTGATACTGTTGATAGCTGCTTATGATACTGCCCTAATCTTATTAGGAAGTTTGTTACATTGTTATATGTCTTATTGCTTACTGGCATGTTTTACTTTATTTTGTGTACTTAAATCTGTTTCATAACTTAACCAAGTTAGACATTCTAACAAGTTAAGATTTGTTATCCTTTCTAAATTTACTATCTCTCCATTTGTCAATCTATACATCACTCCGAACCAACCCCACTTTTCTGCAAAAGATTCTGAGGCAATTGCTTCTCCATTTCCTTCAGCCGATGGGTCAAAAATGATGGCAAAGTCATTAGCAATTCTTTCGCGAAACTGTAAAAAAAAACCAGTGCATTTTGCACTTGCTCTGCTGACATCTTCTTCATCTCCTCTGCCCTTATACTTATATTTCCATCATAAGCTTCAATAGTATAAATATTATTTTTCTTTTCAACTATTGGTCTGTATAAAACAGCACATAATTCAGGTAAGTGGTTTTGAATATCATTCTTAATGAATGTCTCTATATCTGCATACTCACCAAGAGTAATGGAATCCAAATCAGGATGAAAACCATACTCCTTACCCTCTACCTCTATAATTCTCCTTAGAGAACTATCTTGCTTATGTTGTAGCTCACTTATCTTTCCCAAGATTGTAGCTATATCTTTAATCTCTAGCTTATCAATTAGCTTTTTAGGAATATCAGATAATGCTGCTATCGTTTCCTTTGCTTCCTTGCTCTTGTCAAGTTTGTGAAACTTAACTAACTTTAACCATGTTTCCAGGTTAACCTCACTCCAGCTACTAATTAATTTAAACTCTTTAGTCTTTCCTCCCTCCTTAATTTTTACCTTCATATATAATATAATAGAAATTGTTGTTATTTAGTTTAATAATGTTTTTTATTTGTATATTTGCCGCATATTTGTCTTCATTTTAGTTATAAAAGGGGGGTTAGTCACTTAGGCTGCCCTCTTTTTTATTGTACAAAATATCTGCCTGCATTAGGATTATCTAAGTGATATATAACATTATATCTAACACCATCTATTGCATGATTAAAAGAATCATGGTATAGTTTTGACCCCTTGTCTGCGTATACATAATTGTTTAATTCTTTAGCTATATTAGTAGATTCAGGAGTTACAATTAGCTCATAGTCCTGCATTCTAGTTATTCCGCTTTCAATAGTTCCTTTTTTTACTGGTCTTATGTTTACTCCTAAGTGCTTCAGGTCTGCTATCAGTCTAGGTTCTGCTGAATCAGCTATAATTAACTTGTTACCTACTTTCTCTAATACTATTTGAGCTAACTCCTGTGACTTCATTCCGTTTTTATAGATATGTTCTTTTAAATATATCTTCTGTTTCTTTTTATCAATAGCCACCTCTGTTAAACTATCAGGATCAACACTAAATCCAAAGTCCATTCCACAAGATGTTTGCAGACCATCAGGATTAAATTCACCAATACTCCAATTCTCAAACACCACACCTTCTGCTTTATCTAACCATCCACCCATTATTTTGTGCTGATACTTCTTAAAATTCTTGTGCTGTATAGTTTTAATACGCTCTAAGAAGCTCTCTGAGAGGTTTTCTCTATTGTCTAGGTATGTACTGTGTATATAGCATACATTGTCTTTAACGCCATTAAAACCAGCTTCTACGCCTTTGTCTTGAAAGAATCTTTTGTATATCCAATGTTCTTTAGTTACAGGATTTAATATAAGTATGATTCTGTTTTGTATTTCTTTTTCTCTAATACTTAAATCAATAGTGTCAAATATATCTTCATCAATTAATTCTTCAGCTTCATCCAACACCCAGTTAGATACTCCTGTTAAAGATTTAAGACTAGCTGTTTGGTTTCCTGCTGATGTCTTTATACCTCTAAACAGTATGTCGCTTTTGTTTTTTAAGTTTACTACTTCTGCTTTGTTTACGCTAAATATATTATCATACCCTAATAGTCCTATCTTTTCTAAGAACTCAGGAATGATTGACAGGTGTGCTGAGGTCATAGTGTATCTCGTAAAGAGTACTCTAATCCCTCTAGTCATAGTTAATAATGTAAGGAATACTGTTACCGCAAAAGATTTTCCTGATCCTCTACCACCTGTTATTATAAAATACCTGGCATTAGAATCAAATAGTGGATTATATTTCTTACTCAGTTTCAGTGTCTACAAATGTTATTACAGGCATATTCAATGTCTCCTCGTTTGAAGTCACATCAACCTTTTGCTGTGGCTTACCATAGAAGTATTCAAAGAATAATTTAACCGCCCATTGTTCTTTTTTCTCTAAACCTTTTTGCAATGACTCTAATGCTAGTGTGTTCATTGGTGTTAGGTTCTCTATTAGCTTTTGTTCTTCAGCTTTTGCCTTTCGACCTGCTCCTTCTCTTTTTCCTCCGTGTGTACTCATTTTGAAATAATTTGATTAATCAAGTTGTATTATATAATAGAAATCACTTGAATTCATTTGGAAGCATTAATCTAATACCTAATTCTGTCAAAGCCCATATGCGTATCTGATCTGCATATATCTCAAACTCTTTAGTGTTCATTCTAGCTGTGCTATTAACTGTTTGCAGTCCTACTTGTCTTTCGTTTATCTCTATACTTTGCCACTCACTAGAAAACTTTATTTTAAGTACATCATGCATTTCATCAGGAAAATATCCTAGCTCTGCTGATAATGGCTGTACTATACAAGCCCAGTAGTAATTGTTTTGCATATTAGACCGATTGTTTCTTTGTTTCTTTACATTAACTATATAGTCACTATCTAGCTCTTTAAGATAATTAAAAAGCATTTGTTTGTCTTGGTTGTTCTTAATTACAAAGTTCATAGTATAACCTCCTATTCTTAATATATATCTGTCGCTTAGGTGTTTTTAAAAGTTCTATGCCTTGTAGATTATACATCTTGTGTTTAATTGGCTTTTTTATTTCATTTATATATGTAATGTTATTAGGACATATGGTGTCTTGCTTTACACTTGTGCATAACAGGAGGTTAGTTGTGGAATCATAAAAACTAGTAGTTAAAGTTACTATGTGTATTCCTGGACTATAAGTATGAGCTATTGTTTGATAAGCTAATGATATTGGACTATATTCTCCAATAAAAGTAGTATCTGTTCCATCTCCAAAATCTATATGATGCTCTGTGTAATAATGACTTTGATCGATAGAGCTATATGGTGCTATAAATGTTTTCCCACCTCCAGTAGTGCATATCCAGTCTGTAAAACATAATAGTAATAAAAATGCTTTCATTATTAAAAGTCTTCGTTTATTCCTCTTTCTCCAAGCAGTTTCTCTTTAGCACCATCCCAAAGATAATCACCTCTTTTCTTTTTACTTAATGATTCTTCTGTTCTTTTTAATTGAGGGAATCCTTCTACTGGTTCTGTTTTCATATATAAACCACAAGGGCATTCTGATCCTTTAGTTACCCATTCATTATCACGCAAAACAATTATTTGCTTTCTTATCTCTTTTTCGTGTTCACCACATTTGCATTTATATAGTGCCATTATAATCCTGTTCTATCTAACCCTCCTGTTCTTGTTTCACCTTCCCTATACAATCTATCTAATTCAAAATGTAAATGATTAATAGCTTTCTGTATATCTTGCTCTGCTGGGTTTCCCTCCTTATTCCCTGCCCTTAATAAATAAGATACTGCTGTGCCTGTATTATATCCAAGCTGAAAATCCTCTATAATATTCCTAGCTGAGTAGCCATATAGTTTTCCTGAATAATAATGTGGCTCAGGATGTTTTTTGTAATCTTCTTTCTTTGTCATTTTCTAAAATTTTTATTAATCCTTGTTGTGTATTTAATGTTCTAGCTTTTTTGCTTTTTCTATATTCTTCAGGTGAATAGATTAACTTCACTTCTCTAACTAATCCTTCATTGTTATATTTAACTATCCATCTTTCTGAATGATGCATCTTTGTTCTTTTTAAATGTGCTAAATAACTCATTGGCTGTATTTTTTATATAGTTTTTTTATTCCATCAAAGCATGTTGATAGGCATGACCCACAATTTGTTCTTGGGCTGTAACTAGTCATAAATATTGTATTATAGGTTTCTATCATGCGTTTTTTTGCTTCTATGTTTTTAGCTTTTCCTGTTTTTAAATCTTTCCACATATCTAATATTTCATCTATTATTTCTTGTGGTAAATCATCAGGCGTTTCTATCTTAGTTGTTTTCTGCCACTTCCTTTGACTACATTCCATTGGAGCAAGTCTGGCTTTGATTTTCATGAAACAACCACAGTCCTTACATGTTCCTGTTGGCTTAAAATAATAAACACATTCTCGACAGATAGACATTCTATCCTCATACACATCATTTGGAACAAAAAACCTATTCATGAGACTTGTTTCTAGGTGCTACTTTTTCAGGGTAATCAAATCCAAACATCATAACAAATGAATGTTTTTTTTTGGGATCATACATCTTAGCTCTACTCTTTGTTTTAATTTTCATTTAATTCTTTTCTTAATAATGTTCTTACTTTATCTATTGTTGTAAATAAACTATTTCTACTTATCTTAGTTTTTGCAGCAAGACTATCTAATGTATTGCCTTCATAATAATAGAGCTTAAATAATTCCCTATCATACCAGTAAATATCATCTAAAGCTTGATCAATTTTCTCTAGCTTTTTCCATTGTTTAGCTACTTCTTTTTCCGCAATATTAGATATATGTTTATTATTAGCAATGTTATGTGCCACATCATCATTACTAAAAGTTGTGCTGCAATTGTAACTAAAGCTGTCAATATGTGTGTAATACTTTTCATACTTATAATAAAAATTACTTCTTGTACTTGTTAATGCTCTTCTTAATGCAACTGCTCCATATCTTGTTATTCCATCTATTCCATCTTTATCATATATTGCTTTCAGGGTAGCAGGATTCATTTGTAAAAAATATAGCATTAACTCTTGTACAGCTTCATGTATTTTGTTTTCATCAGTTGTAATACCATAAGCCATTGTTCTAAATTTATCTGTTAGTTTTGATATTTCCTGATAAATCTTATTCATTTTCAGGTGTAATAAAATCTAACTTTTCTACTGTTTGGTGTAACATCTCTTGTAATACTACTTTGTATGCCCTTATGACTGCTGCATTTTTTTTTGTCTCTAATCCTGCAAAGAAACCATTTGTAGCAACTGATAAATTTATAGGTATAATCATTATCCAATCATAAAAATTATTCTCTCTAACACCTTCTCCATAACCATTGCTATATTCAATTATAACTTGCACTACATCTAAATAATTATTATACTTGACTTGCGAACTAACATCTTTACTAAATTCTAAACACATTGTCATAAAAGTTTCAACTATTGACCTGTGTTCTTGACTTGAATAAATTGGAGATGTCATAAGCCAAAGATATAAAAAAAATCACTCTATACCTTTTTCTTTTTTTAAGTTTTCAACAGTTGATTTGTAATAACTTATTTTTTCTTCATAATCACTTCTAGTCATTTTAATAGTTTGTCTTGCTTTGAATTGCAATTCTTCTGCTGTTCCTTCTCCATATTTTTGATCTAAAGCTAATCCAAATTTATATTGTTCTCCTTGACCAAATAAATTATCTGCTGCTGATTGTGGGGCTACATTAAGTTCACACCATCTTGTTGCTAGATGTCGCCGTGACATAAAATGGCCTGCATGAATTTTTTTGTAGTGATATGTCCTTCCTGAAGTTACACACTGTACCATTCCTTCATCAGTAGCTTCTCTTAGTCTAATGTATAAGCTAAACCATTTATCTAACTCTTTTTTTAGCTTACTGATTGACTTCATATCCTAATTCTCTTTTCCATTGATCTTGTATAACTCCCTTCCTATCATTATAAATTTTACCTCTAAGCTCAGGATTTTCCTCCTGCAACTTTCTACGCATTCTTTCAATAGTTTTAATATTAGTTAATTTACTATTAGCAAAGAGCTGCATAAATTCATATCCAGTTATTTTATAAGGACTTATTTGTTTCTTTTTCAATTCGTTATACCAATAGGTAGCTATAAGCCTTGAATCACTATCTCTTAAATGAGGTTTATTAATTAGTAATTCCTTTACTACATCTTTTGTTTTATCTTTCATTTTAGTTTTTTTTAGTTATTCTCTTATTCTTCTAATTAACCACATCACAATGGCTGTTATTATTACCCATCCTATCATGATATTAATTTTAAAGGTTCTTGATAAAATAATACTTTCTTAGGGTCTTTACCTAATGTTTTTACTTCGTACCACGCATTGTCGATTACTTTTTTGTGGGCATATACCCATTTGTAAAATGTTCTTATATTTAAAAAGGGTTCATCTTTAGCAAAGCGAACACCTTGATGAAAAGCATCCTGCACCTGATTAAAGGTCATATTGCCAAATCTTTTTTCGCTAATTAAATCTTGTGCAAATATCTTACTAAGACTTGCCAATGTTTGAGGGTCGGTTTTGTGTCCTATCTCTACACTAGTTTTTGCAATTAAGTCTAATACTTTTTCACTTAATTCTTGTAGGTTTTCTTGTTTTAATGGTTTCATAATAGTTTTTTTGCTTCTTGCCAAGCATTTATCTGTGAATCTAGCTTAGACATTGTTGGTTTTTTGTTTTCTCTTTTCTCCCAAGTTCTGACTGCTGCTTTCCAGTCTTTCATTTTATTTTTACCTACCATCCAATCTTTTGATTCATAGAAATTAATAAACGCTTCTGCATCTATATTATTCTTGCGTAATATACAATAATTTTCAACTTCATCTAAAATTGGTTTTTTAAAGAGAGCTTTCTTATTACTGTCTGTAAGATTAGTATTATTATATACTTTAGTATTAATATTATCTGTTAACTTTTCTTTACAGGGCATGTTAACCAAAGTTATCACCCTTGTATCTATTTCTTTACTACCCTGTTTATATATGTTAACACGCTTAATATAATTATTGTCTTCTAAAATCTTTAGCCATTTTTGAATTGACACTCTACTTACTTCATATAGCTTACAGAAATATTCTGTTGATGCTGTACATCTTCCATTCATGTTACATAAAGCGGTTATCTCTGCATAAAGAAGTTTAGCATTAGGCGTTAGCTTTTTGCTGTATCTTACTTCAGCAGGAATAACCGCATAGTAATTAGGTTTTTGCATTATATAATTTTTATTGAGTAATGATATTTGTCCATTGCAAACTTAACATTTTCTAATTGATTAGAAAAATCAAAGTAAGAAGTTTGAATAATACATATAGCTTCTCCACTTTTTACTTCTAAAAAAACTTGTGCTTTTTTATTTTCTCTAACGCCATTTTTAAGCAGATGTCTTTTCATAAAATCTCCATCCAAAAATGTTTGTTTAGTATTGTCAATTTCTTTAAATCCTCTATAAACCTTATTAAAGGTATTTCTATATATAATGCAACTTGCATAGTTCCCTTTATGACTTTTCTCATAGTGATAGATTAAACTTCTATCTCTATTTAAAACCTTAGCTATAACGGTTCTATGTATTTTTTCTTCAGTCAATCCAATATATGCAGCAACTGAACGAGCTATTTGCAAAGGTCTTTTTCTACTTTTTAATGATAATGATCCACACTCAAATCCCATTAGCTTAGTTGTAAGATTGCAAATATTTTTAAAGTTATTCTCTTCTGACATTTTAAAAAGGCATATCATCAGATGTAACCATTTCGCTTACTTCTGTTGTTTCACTTTTATTTACAAAATGATAACCATCTATATTGTGATAATATTTTCCCTTGTATTCTCTTGAATAAACATTGCAAAGAATACCAACCCTCATACCTTCTGCTAATTTGTTAAGCTGTGCAATCTTTTCATCACCAAAAGCACTTACAGCAACTAAGTTGTTAAATTCATTTCCTGTATCAATAACAACTGTTTGCTTTTGCCACTCTTTTCCAGCTTTACTTGTTCCTGATTCTATTTCTAGTTTTTTTACTAATTTTCCTGTTACTTCCATTTTTTTATTATTTATTGATTATTACTCTTTTTAAAATCTTCTGATTCATCTTCACCAAATACTCCAAGCTCATAAAAGCCTGTTAGCTTTAATACTGCCCTGCTCATAGCTCGTTTTTCTGCCATTTCCATTACATACCATGTGTTGCAGTTACCATCTTTAAAACCTCCTTTTAAAGCAGATCCGAATGTTTGTATTGATGCTTCACCTTTTAATGCATTGGCTTTTACTACACAAAAATCTCTTTCACAATTAATAACTTCATAATCAATTGTAATATTTTCCATTGCTTGAATCTTGTCTATACCTGATCTAGTAATTATTACATAGTGTTGATGTTTGAAAATATCTTCTTTTTCTAATCCGTAGTAAAGATATTTTTCCTTAATTTTTTCTGTTTTCATTATCTTATATTTATTATTAGTGCTTTGTTTTTATAATATTGTCTATATCTCTTTAATGTTTCTTTATCCTCAAAGTCATAGCATTCATCAATATTCAATCCTGTTTCTTCACAATACTTTTCAAATGCTTCATCTATTTGCTTTCTAGTTCCAAATATTCTGATAGCTGTACTTACAGGAACAGGGTTTGAATTGAATCGACTAAATTCTCCATTCCATTTATGTGAATCTCTATACTCTCCGTTAGGATAAAAGTAAAATGTATCGCATTCTAGTTTCATAATTAGTAATTTAAATGTATATGTAATAAAATTGATCCTATAAATAATCCTATCATACTTGTGCAAAGTAAGAAAAACTCGAATTTTGACATTATTTCTTTATCATCATTAATAGTATAGTCAGCTGATGTATTAATAAATTCTCCTCTACTATTTTTTACATAGAAAAAGTTAGCTACTTCTTTTGGACTTAAATTGAAACTGTGACCTGTGTGTTTGTTTGTGATTTTCATTTTAGTTATTTTAGTTAAACAATGGTACAAAAGTAATAAAAATAAAAGATATTCACAAAATGATTCACAAACTTATTAACAATTTAGGTGTTAATAAAGGTTTTACTAGAGAAGATTAGAGGAGTTCTAAGATGCTTGTAAGGGGTTATACTGTTCCTATAAAGTAAATGGCTGTCATAAGCCCTATATACAGTATAAAGAGGCGAAAATTGTATTTATCTTCTGTACTCATTATAAAGGCATGGGTTCTAAAATAGGTAGTCGACCATTGTCAAGAATTACTCCTACTGCTATTATGGGTTTCTTAGTAAAATTCTTAGCATAGTTCGCTGCATAGCTGGAAACATTGAATGCCGAGCCGAGCTGCATTGACCACAATAGACTATCTTTGTTTGCGTGATAGATTATGCTAGTTTCAGTATGTATATGACCCTGAACTATTTTAGTATTCCAGTTTATAGCTCTATTAATAGCACCATTTCTACCTGAGCTTCCTGTACCATGTAAATACATTACTCCATCTTCTACAAACTTGTCCTTCCATATCCAGCCAGGAGTGCCTAAAACATCATTGAAATCTTTAAGCCATGCTTGAGATAAGCCAGATGCAACAAGTTTTCTTGATATGATAGCATCATGGTTGCCAATGCAAATTGTAGCCTCACTCCACTCCTCCCAAAATGGCTTAATTTGTTCTATTGCTAATGCAAGTTCATCACCTGCACTTTTGCCATCAGGGCATATCTCATGAAACGAACTAAAACTATTGTCCAGCAAATCACCACAAAAATGTACGGAATTGCAATTCCATTTTTTATAAATAGCTTTACAGTGTTCAAAAAAGCCAGGCTCAACGAAAGGAGCATGTAAATCTGGTATGATTAACTTTCTCCTTTCATCTTTTGCCCTACTTTCTTTTATAAGCTCAATCTCGTGGGGTTTTAATCTAAATCTATTATTTTTTTGCACTGTCAGCAATTCCTTGTCCTAACACTAATGTTAGTAAAGCATAGAATAATTTAGTTGCTGTATCTTCATCTACTCCTAAATAAGTTACAATTAAAGGTACAACTACCGAACTTAATGCATACCAAAACTTTTTTGATTTAAGCATTTGTCCAATTAGAAACTTCGATAAAAAATCTTTCATGTTATTTATTTTTGATTATTAATTTAATATTCTCGCCGCCCAAATATAATATTTCTTTCATTAATAAGTCCATAGCTAAAGTTGAGTTATAAACAATGTCTTGTTGGCTTCCTTGTCCTACTAGGATGCAGCCCCTTGTATCTTTAGCGGTATTGCCTCTATGAAATAATATATATGATCGGTCTTTTACATCTTGTACTAACAAGTGCAAATAGTCTCTTGTAGCACTTTGTCTAGCTGGTCTAAGTCTAACTGAGTATTCACCAGCAGGGATACATGATATGCTTTTTTGATTATCCCTATAAGGCAATTCCAAAGTATCACACATTCTTTCTCCATTTAAAAACAGCTCACCCATTGTGGATTCTTCTGTAAATGTATCTCTAATCAATAAGAGGTTAATATATTTCAAACTAGAGGTAGTAGGCTTTGTAGATTTTACAGCCTTTAATTTCTTTAACAAATTCTTTACGCATTTGAATTTCATCCTTTTCACTTTTGTTATACTTAGGATTTGTGCTATTTAGTTTTCTCTTTTTAGGCATCTTTTTTAAATTTAAAAAACTTATATACAGTAAAGCCTATTGCCATTATTAGCGAAACAAAGGTTAGTATTTCATTACATTCAGTAATGCTAAACCCTATTGCTGTACTATTTACTAGTCCTACTTGTATTGTGTCCTGTACTTCTTTCATTTTTATTTGATTTAGGCTTACTCTCCAAGTAGGATTTGAGCTTCGTTATGTTAACTGTTTTTGTTTTATAATATTTCTTCATTAGCTATAATCACTTGCACTTAAAAAATTCCTTAATGTTAGTTTTGTTCCTTGCTGCATAGGTCTTTCAAGATTCATACCATTGTAATAGGCATTTCTATCAGGGTCTACATCTGCCCCACTATTTGTTGAATATTCAGGAAAGCTTGAAAGGTTATTAGTGATATAGTCTATTAATCTTTCAGTATAGTATTCGGCTGTGTTTCTAACCTCTTCTCTAAGATGTTGTGCTTCTTCTGTACTTAAAGCAGTTCCAGTCTCACTGCTTTTGCTATATATGTTTCCATTCTCGATTTTAAATCTAAGAAATGGAATGGCGTGGTAAAATGCCCAGTTCGGCAACATGTCTCCAATATAATCATCTAATAAAGTTTTGTATGCTTCATTACCTACATTTCCTATTGTTCCAGCTACAATTAAATCTTTAAGCTTTTGATTGAGATCAGTTCCAAGCTTAGTCTCTACATACAATTTTTGTGCCTGTCTTACATAAGGCAACAATAGATTAACATCAACATTTAAATTGATTGCTGTTGAATCTTTTAATTTTTCTTCTGATATGAATAATACATATGCCATAATTATCTTGGTTTTAAAAATCCTTTGTTCTTCATTCTTTTTGGTGGTTTTGCTACTAAAGGACTATTTTTTTTAGCAGTAAATCCTTCTGATTTTGCTTTTGTGTAGCCAATTAAATCTGCATCTTCTATTTTTGTTGTTCTTGATTCTCCTATTGTAGTTTTAAAGATTTGTCTAAGCCAAAAATGCTGACAATTACCACCTCCTTTGTATTTGAATATATCATATTTCAAAGCACCTTTCGGTCCCCAACCTATATTTCTTTTTTGATTTTTAGAATAATAGTAATCATTCACAACCTTATTGCTCATAGCCTGTATGTCCTCTTTTCTGTACAACTTTTTAGCCCCCATCATTTGTCTGCAAAAGCGTCTTTTCTGTCCTGTTTTATTTACTAAAAAATCATCTTCTGTGTACACATATCTTACTCTAAAATAATCATAGCTTTTTTTAGATATTCCATCTTGCTCAGATTTTCTACCAGGCAAAGCCCTCCCTGTTGATGCTAACTCTATTTTCTCACCAGCTACATCATTTAAAACTGCTTCAAAGTCAAAATCTAAATGCTCATCTCCTACCTTTTCTTCTTCTATTAATTCATAACCTTCAGGAATATCCTCTCCATACTCCTCAATAAACTTAGCAAGTTCTGTTGCTGCTGAATGCCCCTCACAAGCCATATAAACCGTTCTACCCTCATATTCATGCTCGTGATACCCTGAACACCCAACAGACTTTGCATGCTCCTCAGCCTCTTCTATAGTGCTAAAAACAGGCTGTCCATCTATCATTCCTACTTTTGCGAATCTAACCTCTTCTTCTGCTGTTTTTTCATCATCTGCTAAAGGCTTCAATCCAAGAGATTCTCTTATTTCGTCTTGTGTCATTACATCTCTAACAGTTGCAGAATCAAATTGTACTGTTATTGGCTTTAATTGTACAAAATCTACCTCTAAATCCATATTGTTTACTGAGAATATAGTTTGTAGCGTATCTAATATATTTAATTGGAATGGTCTTACAACAGTATTTAAATAGAAATTAGCTGCATTCGTCAGCTCATCTGTATTTGATGAAAAGCCATTCGTACTATCAATACCCATAAGTGTTTTAGATGTTACACGATGGGCTGTGACTATGTTTTGAACTAACAACTCTTGGAGGGCTAAATACTGTTTGTCAGCATCAGAAACACTAATTGGTGTAACTTCAGGAGTTCTTGTTCTATCATCACTAAATGTTAGTATAAACTTACCGCTATTTTTAGCCCCCGTAAATTTCTCTGTAAGACTTCTTTCTATTTGGAATCTCTCTTCTTGTGTTGGCACTCCATTGGCAAAAGAAATAAAATATGATCCACTAAATCCATTCTCTATATTTGCTAGATGAAACTCAGCAACTCGCTGGTCAACGAGAGCCCAATTACAGCCAGCTAAATAATCAGGCGTGTGGTATATGTCCATATTAGGAGAATAAGAACCTGAATATAGCAACTGACTACCTGAAGTTCTATCATTAGCATTAAATGCTGCAATAGGGTAAGGTTTGTGTGTTCTTGTGTTTGACCAATCTGCACTAATATAATAAGTATCTACCTTGCCCATTTCGTTAGGTCTACCTGCTCTAACTCTTTCCACAGGTACATGGTAAATTTCTACAATCTCTGTACGCTCTCTATTCCATATAACATGTAACGCATAAGCCCCTTGAAGTTTAAAATCAAAAGCTATTTTTTTAATTACTTGATGTAATGATTCTTTACTATTTGCATGTCTCATGAACTTTTTAAGTCTCACATATGCATCTAAATTAGTATCTACATCATCTACAATTAAATCTTCTCCCGCAATCATTTCTGCTGTACTATTAATAATAGCAGCATGTGTTGAGCTGTTGTAGTATAAATCAATAAGAAACTGTGGATATAGGTTTCTCCAGTCGTCAGTGCCGTACTCGATATAATCTCTACCACGAACTTCTTGAATTATTGGAGCTGTTTGAGTTTCTAAATTTATACTTAAAATATTATTTTCCATGTTTTATTATTTATTTCTTACAACACTTTGTATTGCACATTTTTAAGCAAATTGTGTTTAAAGTTATTTTGCAGATAAATTTACATATTATTTTCTTCATAGTTTCATTATAGTTTTGATAAATAATTATTTACATTAGCAGTTAAAGTAGCGTTGCTATCTGAGTATATTTGAATTTCATAAATTCTTCCTGAATATGGGTTTACATCAGTTTTTCTTACACCTATTGCATCAATATCTGAAGTCCCTGTTAAAGTTTGTGTTCCACTTTGAGCTGATCCATTATGATACAAAGTCATCAATCCTAATGCAGTTCTAGTTAAAACTATATATCCATCTTCAAAATCACCACTATCTAAATCCATATTTTTTGTAGAGCCATCAATTTTTACTGCTAACCTATCTGAGGCTGTAAGTTTAAAAAACTCATTGGAAGTTGTATTATCTGCAATTACAGTATTGTTAAAAGCATCAGGATAAAATTTTATTCCTATTGTAAATGATCCTGTTAAAGATATTTGTCCACTTGTTTGAAGATTATTTGTGTCTGCACTAGTAAAACTTAAAAACTCACCACTTGCGTCATAAGCAGGCTGTTCAGTTGCTGTTGCTTGTCTCATATCTCTACTATTCGCAGATTGATCCCTCCATGTGCTTACATCACTTCCATTTAGCACAATACCAGCACCTTTCTTATACCAAGCTTCTAACTTAGAGCTTTCATCTTCAGGAGACCAAGCCCCCATAGGTCTTATAGATGCTAAACTAAATCCTAATCCTAATTTTACCATATCCTATGTAGTTGGACCTTCAGCATAACCTATTCCAACTCCACTCGTTAGTGTTATTGCCGTAATATTCATCAGAAGAGATGTGCCAGCAGGGAGTGTCGTTTGAAGAGCTGATTCTCCTGTTGCATCAGCAACTGTTATTGCAGATACTACACTTTCTACTGG